AGCATCGATAACGCTACTTGTGATTACACCGACAACTCAAGCGTAACATTGACAGAATATGTTATGACCATGACTGAAAAGCAAGTCAACCTTACTTTGTGTAAGAAAAACTTGTTTAGCACATGGGAAACAATGCAGATGGGATTCTCAGCGTTTGAGAATTTACCCGCTACATTTGAGGAGTTTGTTCTTGCTCAAACCTCAGCCCAAGTTGCTCAACAAAATGAGTTGGGAATCTGGAAAACCAACTTGTGGTATACTGGTGGATTGTTTCAATATTTGGTAGACAATTCTGCTATTGCCGTTACTGGAAGTGGTGTTAATTCAACTTCTAACATCGTTTCTCGTTTGCAATCTATGTTAGATGCGTCACCATCAGCATTGTATGGCAAAGAGGGATATCAGTTCTATGTTGGACCTTTGACCATGAAAGCGTATCAAGGTGCGTTATCTGCAGGTAACTATAATTTTCAGTTTTATGTTGGAGAAAAGCCGATGAACTTCCAAGGTATTCCAGTTGTAATGTGTCCTGGTCTTAATGACTCAGATTGCGTATTAGGATTGAAATCTGACTTGCACTTTGGTACTGGCTTGGTTTCTGATTACAACGAAGTAAAATTGATTGATATGGCTGACATTGACGGAAGTCAAAACTGCCGTATCATTATGCGTTTTACTGGTGGAATCCTTGCAACAAATCCAACTCAACAAGTTGCATTGAACATAACCTAATTGGTTATTTGAAAATATATAGGGCTAGGTAAACTAGCCCTTTTTTTAAAATGTCAAAATAAAAAAAATAAAACTATGCCATGTAATGTAATCGATGCCCGTCTCGAACCCTGCAAAGAGTATGTAGGCGGTATACAAGGAATTTTCCTAATCCCTTTTGTTTGGAGTGATGTTATTGAACTTCAGACAGTTGGTCAAATAGGTACTGTAAAAACTATCAAAACTTCCTCTGCGGTATTGGTAACTGGTTATTTCTGGGAATTGAAAGGCTCATCATCTTTTGATGTTGCCATGACTTCTAGCAGGGAGAATGGTACTACTATGTACGATCAGAATTTGACGGTTGTTTCTAAACCTAAATCTTTGCCTACTCCTATCTATGATTTCAACGATTACAACACATTGTCTAAAGGCAGATGGCGTATCGTTGTTTGGGATAGGAACGACAACTTCTGGTTGGTAGGTGAGGAGTATGGTGCTGATGCTACAACTGGCGTTGAAAATTTTGGTACTGCATTGGGCGACCCTCGTAACTACTCTGTTACCTTTGTTGCTAGTGAATCAAATCCTCCACGACCATTGGATTCTACCACTTACGCTGGTTTGAGTACAATCTTTACTGCCGATTCAACTCCGACTTAATTGTTGTTTTAATTATATTTTCCATAGCCTCCGTAACTGGAGGCTTTTTTTTTCTAACAAAATCTGTATATTCCGTTATATTGTATATGTACATCAAGCCAACTGATACAACGATATTTATTTATCCGTTTATACCATTTCCAGTAGGGAACATAACTTTAGTAGTCGTACATAAATTAACTAAAGTTCAAGTATCTCTTACGCAATCATATTCAAGTACAAATTCTGGAGTTACATTAACTTTGCCGAATCTTACTAATATTAACAATGTGGCTACTAATCTGGATGAACTAGTTATCCGTTGCTTTGATGCGACAAATACCTTGTATTACGAGATGGTAAACCGATGGGTAACTAATTCACCGAATATCCTGCTGAATCGCAAAACATGGACTGCTACAAATAACAATACAAAAGAATGGTTGACACTATAAGCAATAGCAAAATTCGTGTACTTAATTTAAGTACCTATACTACCCCTAGCATCATTGAACGCAAGAACAAGTTATGGGTTGAATATGGAGACGATAACGATTACTACGGATATCTGATTGATATGTTTCATGGCAGTCCTACCAACAATCGTTGCGTTAAAGGAATAGCCGATTTAATCTATGGTCAAGGAATCGATGCAAAGCGAAGCAACAGAAACCTAAGTGCCTATGTTGAACTACGCAAATTGTTTGATGAAAAATGCCTACGCAATGTAGTCATGGATTTGAAATTACTTGGACAAGCGTGTTTCCAGATTGTAAAAACTAAGGACAAAAAGAAAATCGCTAAGGTATACCATTTTCCCATTCAAACGATCAGACCAGAAAAATGTAACGATAAGGGTGAGATTGATGCGTATTACTATTTTCATGATTGGACTCAGTTAAAAAGAGGGCAGGAACCCAAGCGGATTCCAAACTTTGAGTTTAACCAAGAAGCCCCAGAAAGCCTTTTAGTTATTCGACCTTATTCTACTGGTACATTTTATTTTAGTCCAGTCGACTATCAAGGAGGTTTGCAATATGCGGAACTGGAAACTGAAATCGCCAATTACCACATTAACAATATCAAAAATGGCTTAGCACCATCAATGTTAATTAACTTCAATAATGGTGAGCCACCAGAGGAAACTAAGTTATCCATCGAAGGGGCTATCATGAGTAAATGGTCGGGTAGCAGTAACGCAGGTAGGGCGATTATCTCGTGGAACGATTCAGCAGATACTAAAGCCGATATAACTGCGGTGCCTTTGAGCGATGCTCATAACCAATACCAATTTATGTCTAGCGAATCGCAGGACAAGGTCTTAGTAGCACATGGAATTACAAGCCCATTGATTTTTGGTATCAAAAATACAGCTAATGGATTCTCGTCTAACGCAGAGGAACTTAAAACAAGCATCGTGTTATTTGACAACATGGTTATCCGACCATTTCAGAATATGATTTGTGAGGCGATGAACATGATTCTCAGTTACCAAGAGGTAAATCTTGAACTATATTTTAAATCTTTAAATCCTTTGAAGGGAGACGAGTTAATGACTACCAACGAGGACAAAGATTTTGCGTTTAAATTTTCAGAACAAATGGGAGTAAACATGAGCGATGGCGATGAATCGGATTGGTTACTACACCTTGCCGACAAAGGAGAAAAAATTGACGAGAGCGAATGGGAACTTGTAGACATATCTCCAGTAGAAAATACTGAGGACGAAGCCGACATTCATTCAGACAAATTTGAGTTCTTTAAACGCTTCGCAGACCCCGACGCTAAGAGTGACGATGATAAGGGGATATTCAAAATCCGTTATCGTTATGGACCAGACAAATATTCTATCAATAGCAGGATTTTCTGTAAGGACATGGTTGCCAATCGCAACTTAAATGTTGTATATCGCAGGGAGGACATTTTGACTATGGGTGACGAGGGCATCAATGGTCAATTTGCACCAGCAGGAAAATCATCGTACTCAATCTGGAAATTTAAGGGAGGAGTTAATTGCCACCATTACTGGGAACGATTGACATTTAAACGAAAGCAAACGGCAGGTAAATTTTTGCCCTTGCAACCTAATGAAATTGGAACAGATCAAAGGGATTTAGAGAATTACCGCAAAGTACCTAATCTGGAGGCTACGGCATCTGGAGTACCATTTAGCCCACCAGCATGGAGTAAAGCAAACACACGACCTATTGATATGCCGAATAAAGGAGGATTAAAGAAATGACACCAAACGACATTGTACTGCTAGTAACGACTGATGATATCTTTAAGTATACATCATTAAATGGGAATGTCGATGTTGACAAGATTACCCCGTTTATTAAGGTAGCCCAAGATATCGAAGTACAAGAGGTATTGGGAACTGTACTATATCAAAAAATCCTAACGGATGTTCGTACTACGGGGCTATCTGGAAACTATGCCGTCTTGGTTTCACAATATGTTCAGCCTATGCTTATTCACTATGGCATGAGTGATTTTTTACAATTTCATGGCTACGAAATAAGCAACGCAGGGATATTAAGGAATAGTCCAGAGAACTCTCAGTTACCAGACAAGGGCGAAATCGCAACTATCGTTGGCAGACAAAGAGCCATTGCGGAAACTTATCGGCATCGCTTAATTTCGTACTTGACTTATTATCCTCAGTATTTTCCAGAATATACCGCAAACCAGAATGATGGAGAATATCCAACTACTAACCCAAATAATTATTGTGGATGGAATCTATAAAAGTACCTTACAAGCCTAAAGAGGAGAAATTCAATAAACTCAAATCGTACTATACTAAACTCAAAAAAAATGAAAGCAAGACTGATAAAAAACATACAAGTTACATATTTGGTAAATCCCAATGAGCGGACTAAATACCATTTTTGGATTGACGAAAATGGGAATGAATCTTTAGTACATAGTTGGAATTACAATATACCAGATAAGGATGCCAATGCTATCTACATTGGAGTAGATATGAGTGAGCATAATATCGAAGCCCAAAAAGATGCTTTGTTTCTCATTTTAAAGCGATTTGAAGGCACCGAGGTTGTATTCCTTGATGAGATATCAAAAGAATCAAAGAAAGCCACTAAATCGGCTAAGAAGGAGGCACAATGAAATATACAATTTTCATATTGGCAATCGTACTTAGCGGATGTTCGGCTCAATGGCATCTTAAACGAGCCATTGTAAAAGACCCTAGTATCTTGACAGAGAAAATTGTAACGATCATTGACACTATTATAGTAAAAGAAGGATTCCAGAGAATCGATACATTTGTAACTAAAGAAACCGATACACTCTTAATCTACGAAAAGGGCGTAAATGTGCAGATAATTAGATTTAAGGATAGGATAATCGTTAAAACTGAGGTCAAAAATGACACAATTCGCATCAAAAAGACAATTAAGGATTTTCAGTTAATTTATAAAGACAAGCCAAAATCCAACAAATCGTTCTGGATAGCGTTTATTATAGGCGTAGCAACTACAATTATCTTTGTAATTGGACTTAAACAACTATTGAAATGACCGCAATAAATCGAAAGTTTACCAATCCATCTAGGTCAAGCCCAAAATCAAATGGCAGGGCTTGTCTATGTAAAGACAAAAACAAATATTCCAAAAAATGTTGTGATGGTAATCTATGGGCACAAGGCATCGGTAATATTACACAACCCTAACAAATCAATTTAAAATCGTTATATATATATGAGTATCGCAGGTTCCGCATTCACCGCAGGGTACACTGGTAGTGTAGCCGTTGCCAATACATCAGCCAAAACGGGTCGTTTCCGTGGATTTTTCGTTAATTCAAATGCCGTTGTTTCGGCTTGTTTGGACAAAGACGGAAATTCATTAATGACGATCATGGGATTGACAAGTACAACATTGTTGCCTGGTCCATTCCATTGTGTTGCTGATGGCAATTACATATCATCAATTACCTTAACATCGGGTTCAATCGTACTTTACAACGAATAATGTTTGTTGGAATCGCAATGGGTGTTACCCCTTTCCCACAAGGCGATGGAGGGGTGTTGGCATTGGCTTATACCAATCGTGTAACTGCGGATGGTGGTTATTACGAAGGCGTGGATTGTATGATTTTTAAGTTGAATAATTTAGATACTCAATTATGAGCACATTATTAGAACAAGCAAGTTTAATTATGATTCCGAGTGGCTACAAGGAAGATGTGGTCTATTCGGTAATACCCGAAACGGGTGCGGGTGATTTATCATTCACCCGAGCATCCAACGGAACCCGAATAAATAGTGCGGGGTTGGTGGAGGTTTGCCCGTGGAATTTGGTAGGATATAGTGAGCAATTTGATAATGCTTATTGGGTTAAACAATCCGCAACAGTTACGGCAAATAGTACAACCGCACCAAATGGAACTGCAACCGCTGACACATTCAATGTCACCGCAACCGCCTATTCATCAATTTACAATGCGGGTGCCCTTTCTTTGCCATTGGGTATTTATACTCAAGGTATTTATGCGAAAAAAGGCACAAAAAATTATCTCTACATTTTAGATTTGACAGCGTCTAGTGCAAAAGCGTGGTTCAATTTAGACACGGGAGTGGTTGGTACAGTTGCTAGTGGTTATACGGCAACAATGGAAAGCGTAGGAAATGGATGGTATAGATGTTCATTAAGTCAAAATACAACCGTTACACCTTCCTATTTTCATTTCGGGGCAAGCGACTCGGACAATAGTTTTACACCTTCGTCAAGCGGGAATATCTACATTTGGGGCGCACAACTAAACATCGGCTCAACCGCCAAACCATATTTCCCCACTACCGACCGCTTAAATGTACCACGCCTAACTTATCAAAATGGGTGTCCTAGTTTGTTGTTGGAGAAGCAGAGTACGAATTTGCA